GGTAAAATTTGATACTGACTATGAAATAGTATATAAGGGTGTTAATATACAAGAAGTTGAAAAATGTACATTAGAACCACGTGGTATGACTGCTTTGTTGGATGCTGTTGGAAAAAGTATTAATGAAACTGGTGAGAGATTAAGGAATATCGAGGAAGATAAGAGACCAGGATTAGTTGTGTTTGTAATAGTAACAGATGGTTTGGAGAATTCTAGCCATGAATTTACTAAAACACAAATTAAGGAAATGATTGAGAAACAGCAATCAGAATTTAATTGGCAATTTACTTTCCTTGGTGCAAATCAAGATGCTTTTGCTGAAGCAGCAAATCTTGGTATCTCAAAAGTTAGTACTATGACTTATTCACCAGATAAAACTGATGTAGTATTTTCCGCAGTTTCTAGAAATGTAAGTGGTATGAGAAGTAATGTTGCTAATGATGAGGTAGTGTGTAATTATTATACACAACAAGAGAATGAGAGTGTTACATGAATGATGAAATATTCAATGATCTATTAGCCACTTTTGGTAAAGATGCTACCACATTAAGTAATAAAAAGTTACCAGAACATAAACTTGGATTTTTGAGCACTGGTTGTGGTACTTTAGATTTCTCTCTTGGTGGTGGTATACCATATGGTAGGATAACAGAGATTTTAGGTTGGCAATCTAGTGGAAAGTCTGTAATAGCTGCCAATTTATTAGCTAGTTGTCAAAAGAAGGGTGGTATTGCTATCATGCTAGACACAGAACATTCTTTGTTGTCTGGATGGGCAAAAACTCTTGGTGTAGATGTTAATAAATTAGTAATTCTTAGTACCAAATATTTGGAAGATGCTTTTGATCAGATTGAAACAGCATGTGATTTTGCTAAAAAGAATAAATTACCAGCATGTTTAGTTGTTGATTCATTATCTGTATTACCTGGTAAAAAGCAATTAGAATCTGACAAAACAGAGGATACCAAAGCATTGGGAATGGAAGCAAGAATTGTATCATCTGCACTCAAGAAGATTAACAATATAATTTGGCATAGTCAAGTAGCATTAGTTCTGGTAAGTCAAATTAGAGAGAAGATAGGAGTTATGTTTGGTAATCCTGAAACAACTCCTCATGGAAATGCAATTAAGTTCTATTCTTCAGTTCGTATTAAGACTCATGCCAAAGGATTTATTTATCCTAAGACTACCAAAGATGATCCAACTGGTATGGAATGTCGAGTAACAATAGTGAAGAATAAAATGTCTAGACCACGTGCACCAATAGAAATGGATATTCTATTTGACTCTGGTATAGATAAAGCGAAGGATGCCATAATGTTAGGCATAAAATTAGCGAAGATTATATTTCATAAAGGAGGATACTACGAGTACAAAGGTGAGAAACTTAGAATGGCTCAATTTAGAGAGAAGTTCAAAGTTGAATTAGAAGATGGCTCTCTATTGAAAGATATTACTTCTGGAGTTGATGTTGATTCTATTGGTATGTTAAATTCTGAAGAAATTGATTCTGATGAGTTTAATTCTGAGAAAACCAGTACTAAAAATACTCTTACTTTATAATTTTAACCTTTTTTATCCGTTACCCCTACAATGGTTAATAGCCGTTGTGGGGGTTTTTTTATGGGCAAATTTAATTTTCGATGGTACATGCAAATGTATCTTGACAAAGACTATATTTTTTCTGTATAATGTTCTACATAATGGGTAGAAAAAAAGATACTGATAAAAGAAAATTGGCTTTTAAGTTGTACAGGAAGCAAACAAAGCTTAACCAAATAGCAGAGGAACTTGGTGTAACACCACCTTTGGTATCCCAATGGAAAAAGGAGGATGATTGGGATGCTAAAATGGAAAAAACTCAGGCTATTATGCGTACAAGACTTAAAGTTACAGAACAGATAGAGGATTCTAATATGTTGATGGAAGATGAGTTATATCTCAATTCCCTTAGAGAGTTAGAAGCCATAGTATTAGAAAAAGTATATACTGGAGAGATAGAACCTGTTTCTTGGAGTGATGTTACCAATACAGTTAAACTTGCAAATGAGCAACGTAGACTTATACTTGGTAAACCAACATCTAAAGTAGAAACTACTATAAGTGTAGAAATATCAGGACTTAATAATGATGAACTCGACAAAAGACTTAAGGAAACACAAAGAGCAGTTGCTTTACTTGAATCTAGAGAAGATACGCAAGAGAGCTAGAGAAGACCCATTTGCATCTTCTCAATATATGGCAACAGACTTTGAATGTCCTTTAGAAGATATGCATAGGCAATGGCATCAGCATATCAATGAAAATTTATATACTGTAATTACTAGTCCCAAAGATCATAGAAAGACAACTACTATAAGTGTAGAACGTTCACTTTGGGAATTAGGTAGAAATAAAGATATAAGAATAAAGATAATTAGCCACTCTGATGATTTATCGTGTAAAATCTTATCAGAAATTAAAGGACACATATCAAAAAAGGGTGGAAAATATCATGATATATTTCCAGATATTACAGATGAAGGCGCAGTTTTGTGGTCATCATCTAAAATAAGACTCGGTGGTGCTAATGTATTAAAAGATAGTTCTATTGAGGCTTGTGGAGTATTAGCTTCTGCTACCGGTGGAAAAGCAGATTTAGTTATATTTGATGACGTGGTTTCCTTTAAGAACGCTATACTTAACCCTAGTATGAGACAACAAGTAATAGATGCGTTCTTTGGCAATTGGATGGATATTAAATCTGGTCCAAAAGCAAGGATTATATACGTAGCAACACCTTGGCATAGGGATGATTTGACTGCCAAGCTCTGTGCAACCCCTAAATTTAATGCGTATAAGTATTTTATAGACGAAGATTTTACACCAGTGTGGAAAAATCGTTGGCCAAAGGAAGCTTTAATTGAAGAATTTAAATTCCGTGGTGCCGTATATTTTAATCCAGCATTTCGTGGTTTGATGATGTCCGACTTTGATAAAGTTTTTCAACCAGAATGGATAAAGCAATGTTGTTATCCTAGAAGTGCTATGCCAAATACTGATAATTTAGAGAGATTTATTGGGGTTGACTTAGCTATCGGACAAACTAAGTCAGCCAAATATTCAGTCTTATTCGGATTGGCTTATGATTCTGAAAAGAAAATTAGATATCCTTTAGATATTAGAAGGGGTAAATTTTCTTCTCCTGATACAGCTAGAGAATTAATAGATCAATATAATGAGTTAGAACCAACTTGTGCTGTAGTAGAAAACAATTTTTATCAACAAGCTATAATAGATTGGTTAGAAGATTTACAAGGAATAGAACTGAATATAGAACCATTTACAACTGGTTCTCAACAAAAGAAAAGTTTAGAGTTTGGTGTACCAGCTATGGCAACCGACTTTCAAAATAGGAGATGGATGATACCTATGGAGGAAGGTGAGTTTGATTGGGATTCAGAAACAGGTTGTGGCTGTAACATTTGTACTTGGGTAACAGAATTAATACAATATCCATATGGAACATGTACGGATACAGTAATGGCCTCTTATCTTGCAGTTCAGGGAAGTAAAAAGTATACTTCAGAAGGTGTTGGAACTGGTGGATTTGCAAGTTGGAATATTGGATAAGGAAAATAAATGTCGAATAAAAAAGTAAGTAATAATGGTTATCGTGTATTAGATTATGATGATAAAGAAATTGGTATGGAATTCTCTGATGCATTACAGCTATTAAGAAGTCACTCTGCTGAAGTTGTAGATGATAAAACCATAAAATTATCTGAAAATTTATATGATCTTAATGGTTTTAGTATTAATCGTGGATGGCGAGATGATCATGCTAATAACCAACAAGCATGGACTTATTCATCTCAAAATTTACAGAGAGATTTTTTATTATCGTTTGATACATTAAGAGAATTATATAGAAGATCAGCACATATAAGACCAGCAGTAGATAGTATTGTGAAAGAAATAGCCCATTTACCTGTAAGAGTTGAAGGTAGAGGAGCTAAAAGAGTAGAACAGTTTATAGAAAGACCTAATATATCAAAAGAAACATGGCCAACATTAATACAAAAATTTTTAGTAGATTTACTTGTAGTTGACCAAGCAGTTATTGAGAAAGTAAGAAACTTAAACGGTGATATTGTA